CGAAGGGCAGACAAGCGGAGCGCGTCAGTTCCCCATAACGAGGTATTTTTGGCCGAGAGCTTAAGGGGTCTTTAAGTCTGCAATTGCGGACAATCTAAAACAAAACAACACTATGCGCCGCTAGGCGCACGGAACGTGGCGAAGCCACTTCCGGGCTCCCAGGGCATAGTGTTACCCTGGGAGCCTACTTCACGTTTTCGGGAAGTGGCTAAAAGGAGTCTAAAGACTCCTCTGCTCCAGTGCGTATCACGTATGTCGTCTACGAACTGGTGCTTTACGATCAACAACTTTTCGGTGGAGGAATACGACACCATTGTCAGCACTGAGTGCGTGTATTTAGTTGTTGGGAAGGAAGTGGGCAGCGTAGCGGGAGTGCCTCACTTGCAAGGTTTCATCGTCATGGACGGAAGGCGTTCATTGAAGCAGATGAAATCCGTCAACGCGCGTGCGCATTGGGAGATCGCTAAGGGTACGGCAGATCAGAATGCGACGTATTGCCAAAAGGAAGGTCACTGGTACGAGAAGGGCGTCAGACCAGCGTCCCACAAGAAGCGTGCGGCCGAAGGCGGGCAGGCGAATAAAGAGCGGTGGGAAGTCGCTAAGGCAGCGGCGTTGACAGGAGATCTCGCTTCGATCGACTCGCAAATCCTGATTTGCCATTACTCATCGCTTAAACGTATGAGGATGGACTTTAGGCCAACACCCAAGGATCTCGATGGTTTCCTACAGGGTATCTGGTACTGTGGTCTTGCAGGATGTGGGAAATCTAGTCGTGCGCGTAGCGAGAATCCGGGGGCGTTTGTCAAGAATCTCAGTCTCTGGTGGGACGGATATAACGATGAAGATACCGTTCTTATCGAGGACATGGACCCGTTCCATAAAGCGTTCGCGCGTGACTTCAAGATCTGGTCTGATCGGTACGTGTTTACAGCAGAGATCAAGGGTGGCAGCATGAAGATCCGGCCTAAGAAGATTGTCGTCACGTCCCAATATATGATAGAGAATGTATGGGAAGACGCGGAAACGCGTGCAGCTATTAAGAGAAGATTTACGGTAGTTAATATGTTCCCTGAGGTTAATTAAACGTTCTCTTCTTGAACGATTTCATCGCTATCTTCGTTCACAAACTTAGCTACGTTAGTAATTAGACCGTATTGACCGTTTTCGAAGATGGTTGTCGAGTTCGCGGCGTTGACCGACCATTTGTAGTTTACGTGCAGGTCGTACGCGATGGACACGTCTCCGGTGGTCACTTGGGATCTGTTGACGCTGTCCTGTACCAGTCCGCCTTGTGCGGCGATCATGACGGCTCTTGTGAGGAAGGGGACGTTGAATTGAGAGTCTCCGTCGTCAAGTTCGTTCTTTGCGAGCATCCATCCCACGTCGAAGTTGCAGGAGATCGTGATGGTTGCCCCGCCTTGGATAGTAATCCGTCGTGTTTTTAGGATTTTCCAGTAAGCGCCGAATCCTTTCGCTCTGAAAGGGGTTTGACTGACTTTGTAGGCGCTAGATCCTTCTGCGGCCATGTATTTGTCCCATAGGGCAAGTGGTCCGATTTCGCAGGATCGCCTGGCTAGCATTTGGTACACGGTGACCGTGGCGGGAACGTTGCAGCTGTTGGTTAGACGGATGCGTGCGCTCATGCTTTCAAGGAGAACGGATGCGTTCGAGGAGCGGTATGCGGCAGATACCGTTTGAGCGTTGTTCGTAATCGTGTCCAGTTCGCTGGTTTTCCCGATTTCGAATGCTTTACAAGCTTGGAAACCGTTTCCGGCGGTTACGATTTCGGAAGAAAGAAATTTTGTGTATTGCGCCGCCGTTATCTTCGTCTGAGTGCGTACCCACTTTTTGGGTTTGCTTTTGGACACCCAGTTGAGTCGGGTGGATTCTTCGGAGGAGTTGTGTGATTTAACGTGACGGTAACTTCCAACGATACGTCGTCGTTTGGAGGGGTACCGCTTGTAACTTCCTCCTCTACCCTTTCCGGACCATGGTCGCATGGCGCCTTCGTAGGCTGACGCCGGCTTACGGCGGCGAGAATTAATGATACGAGTTCGCTTAGCATACTTACGGGGCATGGGATAAAAGTTAACTTTACCCGTCCCTTTAAGTTGTTTTTGGACAACAATTGGCCGAAGGCCGCCGCCGGCAGGCAGCGCGAAGCGCCAACAAGCGAAGCGCGTTAGAGCCCCCGGCAGGGCACCGGCCGGTAGGCAGTGCGAAGCACGATAAGCGAAGCGTAGCGAGCGCATCCGAACGTAATAAAAAGCCACGCATACACTGAATGCCCGCCGGCAGGCAGCCGCCGGCAGGGCAGCCCGAAGGGCAGACAAGCGGAGCGCGTCAGTTCCCCATAACGAGGTATTTTTGGCCGAGAGCTTAAGGGGTCTTTAAGTCTGCAATTGCGGACAATCTAAAACAAAACAACACTATGCGCCGC